GACCACCAACTGCTCAGTCGCTGGGTCAACCGCGAACCATAAGACGCCAGAGTACGAAGAGTACCCATAATCGCATGCCCTAAATTTTCTCCAGTTGTCTGGAATTTGATATGGCTCCGTAACATGAAATCTCCTATCAAATTCAGAAAACGCCGCACCTTCTGCAACATCCCAACTCCCTTCTAATAATTGTCTACGTTGTGTCTCTGGTAGAGATAACAACATTGCTTCATAATCTCCCTGCTCATATAAAAATGGATTATCCATTAATTTAGCAGGTATGAACTTTCTTTTAAATAAAGGCTCTTCTTCTTTTGAATGCCCTTTGGGGTATTTTAATATTTCCCCCGTTGTAATATCTGTCGCCCAAAACGCCTTATTCGCTGGAGCAGGGTCAATGAACATTTTTTTGACCCATCCGTGCCCCGGTCCGCCCGGGTTCGTGGTGCCCCGCATGAATACGGGGAGTGTCGTGTCAGCTGTTCTAAGACGCGAACGTAAATAATCCCATGCATATGGTGTCGGATACTGTGTTAGCTCATCAAAGCCAATATAAGTAAACGCCTGTCCTTGATAACGTAATACATCTTTCTCTTGTTCAAGATAGGTCATCCAAATTCTAGCACCAGATGGGAAAGTCCATTGACTTTTCTTTTCCATCCATTTAGCACCGGGAAATGCTTTTGGATACATCTCTTGAGATTTATGTATTATCTCTCGTAACTCATCATTAGTACGTCTTAAAATTAAGCCGTTCATATTTGAATTGTTACAGTAACGCAAAGGGTCAACTATTAAACTATAAGTTTTTCCTCCGCCCGCTGCTCCTCCGTATAAAACTTCTCTTTCTGGAGCAGCTAAAAATTCTGTCTGTGGTCCCGGATTTGGTTTAAATAATACTTCCTGACTTGCTTCATTCTTTTTACTATAAGTTTCAGGTAAACTCTCCGTAGCCTTTTCTTTAATTTCTGTATCATCACTGCCATTTGCTAACTTTGCTAATTTTTTTTGAGCTACGTTTAATTTTATTTTTGCAGCTCTTTGTTGTTTTTTAGCTTTAACTAACTCTTTTTCTTCAGTAGTTAGCGGTTTGCGTTTTGACGTTACCTTGAACTTCGGTCTGGGCAACGCGGCATTTTTGTTCAGCATACCTTCGTCTATCTCTTTTATCTGTCTTAATACGTTTCCATAGTCCCATTGGAGTTATGGTTCGTCCTGTATACTCTGATAACCATCTTGATACTTCAGGATAAGATGATTCTCTTAAATATTCTTCAGCTAATTGTAAAGCTTCTAATTGCTCTTCAATAGGCTCTAATAATTGTGGGTCTACTTTATTTACTTTATATCCCCAAGGAACGGTTGGTCCTTTTAATGTTGAATACCTATTCGTTGGATTCAGTTTCTGTGCTATTGTCATCTGTTTTCGCCGGTAGTATAAATACGCCCATTGGTTTTTCTGAAGTTACATTTATCTTATCTACTTTAGATAAACCAACTCTATCTAATATTTGTTGAGATGCTGCTAATCTTTCCCTGTTACCAATAGCTGCAGGGTCATCTAAAACCCCTACCATTGATAATACTGCTTTTGGAGCATTAACTGCCATTTCTAATTCTGCTCGTTCTACTATTTCAGAACGTATGGCACTAATTATATGATGTGGATTAGTATTATCAGAATACCCCGCCATCTTCATAGCTTTTACTTGATTGCCTTTCGCAGGACCAAATAATGCATCTATAAATTTATTTTGTAATTCTGTTAATTCTTTAGGCACGTGGATTCTTCTTTCTAGCTGTTTTTGTTCTAGCAAAAGAACGATTTTTACTTTTTGATTTTACAGATAATTTTTTATTATTCATTGGATTACCTGTGGTATGATGAACGTCTTTGCCATCACCTTTCTTTACACGACCTTTTCTTTCCATGATTTTACGAGCAGTGTTTCGTTTTGCTCTACGTTTCTTCTGCTCTTCTCTTCCATGATACCTGTCGTATTCTTTTCTATAATTTCTTTTTTTTGTCATTTCTTTTTACGAGTAGTTTTTCTTTTTCTACCAGAAGCAGTAACAGACCATTTAACTTTACCGGGTCCTGTTTTTTTACGTGCTTCTGATTTACTAATTCTTCCTGCTACTTTTGCAGGTCTACAAGCGGGATATGGACGAGATTTTTTTTCTTTGCCAGACCTACCACATTTCTTGCCAGTCTTAACATCACGCCAATCTTCTTTGAACCACTTAGTTAATCCCCCTTGTGTTTTTCCCATTAGTATGTACCACCACGTTTTTTATAAGTTCTAACTAACCATGCATTTGCATATGCTGAGGGATAAACTTTAAACTTACGTTTTGCTTCTGCTTTCACTCTAGCATAAAGTTGTGGATTTTTTGGTTTAGAACCACTTTTCTTTTTTGCTGCCATTATATTTTTCCTGCTAATTTTGCTGCAAAGTAAATGATGAAACCTACGCCACCTATAAACATTGCTCCTCCTATTATGTATCCCATAATTTGAAGGTACTCCTCTCTTTGTTTTTCTGCCATCTTTTCAGCGTATCTTCTAGACTTACGAGCTTCTGCTTGAAATTTTTGCCAATCTTGCCAGAGTCCGGGTCGACCTGCATAAATCATAAGTTGTTTAAGTTCTTTCTCTTGTTCTTTTATTTTTTCAAGAGCCATGAACTCTTCTAAATCACCACTGCCTCCTTTGGCTCTTTGTTTATTTGCTTTTTTTTGTATCTGCTCTTTTGCAAAAACAAAATCTGATATCTGTTTACCACAACTAGCAAGTTCTTTTCCATTACTAATAAAACTTTTTATAACCCCAAATGCAGCATTTGCTGCCGCTAGTTCTGCTAACATTTTATTTCCTTATAGGTTTACAATACGAAGTAATTTTTTTCGTCCCGTCCTCCGTTGGTATACTCGGTTGATTATGTAATCTTTCTGCAAAATATAAACATTTATCTATATCTTTAAATCTTTGTGTTTGATTTATAATTTTATCGCCTACCATAAATACAAGTAAAAATTCAATCATCCAAATCTAATTCTAATTGCTCTTCCTTATCATGACATTGGCAATTGCACTCATCACAATCGCAATCATAACATTCGCAAGTTTCGCATTTATTTTTTCTTTTTTCTTTCATTAGATTTCTTTAAACTTTCCTTTGCTTTTTTTGCTATGCTTACAACTTCGCTTTTACCCATGACTTTAGCTCGTTGTTCCATCACCGTTAGTATTTGGATTTTTCTTGCATAAGGTTTATTAACTCTTCTAACTTTTGTGACTGTCGCTCTAGCATCTGCCGGAGTAGCAAATTTAATTCTAACTGTATCTTTAGGGTTCTCGTCAGTGTATAAACGTCTACCAGAACCTTTTGGCTTTTTACCGGTTCCAACTTTTGGGTCTTTTCTTTTACTTTTTCTTGCCATCAGAATATAAATTATTAAAAGTTACATCAGGATTTAAATAAGACTCATGTGATTCTGCTGAGTGTGTCCATTGTGATGGAGTAAAATCCGGTGCACCTTCTCCTGTTCTCCACAGTGCAGGACTTGTTGCTCTAACTCTATTATTAGGTAGTGCGACAATATTGCCTGTCCACTTTCCTGCATCTAATAAATACAATACATGAGATTGTTTATGTTGAGCAGGGTCATCTGCTATATCACTATCGGTATAATCAACAGTAAACAAATATTTACCAGTGTAAAAGCTTCCATCTATTTTACATAACCAAGGTGAAGAACTTACTCTATCTAAAACTACAACACTATGGTGTCGTGATTCGCAATCCCAAGGTTGACACAAATGGTCTTCCATTGGTTGTGCCCATTCGTCTACAGGTACATCTGCAACTAATGCTTGTATAGGCATTCTTGCCCACATCGCACCGCCATGAATATTTTCATCAGCGCAATCTTCTCTGTCTGTTTCGCAACCAGTAAAAACAACTTGGAAACTTAACGACCTATCGGGTATTGTATTTACTGCAAACGCCATAGCATGAAGAAACTCTCCATGATATCTTTGATGGTTACAAGTAAACTCTCGTCTTACCCAACATTTAAAGTGGGGTACGTTACTTATTAAATAGGACAACTACTTCTTACGTCCTACTTTAGCTCCCCCTCTTGCATACCCTTTAGTCATTTTGGCTCCACCTTTGGCGTAACCTTTAGTCATCTTTGAGCCGCCGCCCATCATTTTTTTGATTGGCTTTTTCTTTTTTTTGCCGCCCATTGCAGCACCCTTAGTTTTTTTCATAGTATGTCTTGGCATAATTTACTCCTTATATAGCTATTTCTTTTTTAGGCTTAGGCATTGGTTTGCCATAATCCTCAATTTTAGGTTTGCCCTTCCTAAAAATATCATAAAACTCTTTGTTAAAAAGACTACCTTGTTTTCTGGCATATTCTGCTTTGTCTTTTCTAAACTTGTTTAAATCTGTTCCAAAAACTTTACCGGAAAAATTACCTTTAGGTTTTATATTTTTCATAGGCATTTTTGATGCTTCTGTTAATTTATCTTGAAACGCTTCTAATTTACGTTTTTTAGTTACATCAGGAGCTTTTGTTTCATCATATACTTCACCACCGAATAATCCAGCACCTTCTTTTAGTCTGGGAACATTAGTTGGTAAATCCATTATATGTTTTTTAGCCATTATTCTTTTTAATTTTCTTTATACCTATGGCTAAACCACTCATGGCTTTCTTTTGTTCTGCCATGCTTTTCTCTATAGCTTTGCCTCTAGCTTTTTCATAGCTAGAAAGTTTACCATCTTTATCTAAATCAGCTTTGCCCGGATTCATAAGATTAGCACCTTTCATCAATCTTGGTACATTTGTAGGCAAATCCATGATTGCTTTTTTAGGTGTATTCATACCCCCTCTTTTTTTAGCAAATCTTCCAGCATCATCAGGAATACTAGCACCACGACTTTGTCTTTCAGCTTCTGCTTGTCCAGAGAGTTCTTTTGCTTTCTTAACACTTTCAAAATATTTAGGATTCTGCTTTGCCATAAAGTTAAGAAATTTAAGATTACTTTCTTCAGCTTCTTTTCTTCTTTTACCTTCAACTTTATCTAATGGAGAAGTTTTACCTTTTACCACTTTAGGTAGTTTCTTTCTTGTTACTTTTGATGTAGGACTTTTTTTAACCTTTCCTATAGGTATAATTTCTATTGACATTACAAGGGCACTCCTATTGCTAATACTCTGTCTATTAATCGTTGTGCTCTATTTGTAGTTTGATTAAACCAACGACTATCTTCCATCTGCGTTGCCATCTCTTCCCAGTCACCTGTTTCAGCAGCAGCAATCATCTTTCTAAATTTACGTAAACGAGGACCTCCTAATTGAAAAGCCATGTTCGCTAATACGTATTGTATATCTTCAGGAAAAGATTCAAAATCATTAAATATATCTTTACAATCCTGTATACAAGTTTGTACATCTTTGTAAAACCATTGTGTAACTCTTTCTTCAGATACAGGAGTCCCTAACTCATATTCATACTCTTCATCAGACTCAGTAAGCAAATGTCCTATACCTGCCGTTCTATG